CGCGCGAGATCGCTGCTGGGGTTGCGACCCTTGTCGAGTCGACCGGTGTTCCCATCGGGGACCGCCGTATCACCATGTCGTTGACGCGTACCAAGGACTCCGGCCGTGTAAAGCCGACGTTCAAGATCGCGTTTCCGGTGGTGGACAACGCAGTGGTTAATGGGGTGACCCGTGCTACTGTCGTGCGAACGAACTACGCCGAGATCAGCTTCAATTTCGACCCAACGTCGACGTCCCAGGAACGGGACAACATGTTGGTTCTCATGAAGCATCTGCTCGACGGGAACGAGAACACGATGGTCGTCGGCCACGTCATCAACCTTGAAGGGCTCTATTAATTTAGAGCCTGCCTTTCGTCACTCCTTTCTGGTGTGGCGTGGATAGGGAATCGTAAGATGTCTATCGGTGGCGGAGAACGTATCACGCTCGCACTATTCTTGTGCGTGACGTGCATCGGCCTCTTTCTAATACACACTTCTGCTCAGCAGGAGCGTGCCTCACATCAAGGATCACCTGATGCGAAACCTGCGGAAGTCCGGCTGTTTCAACAGCCCTATTCCACCCGATATGACGTCAACACTCAGGGACCGGATCTCAGCCATTCCGTCGTCACCGAAAGGTGATTACTTAAAAGCCGAGATCTTTTCCAAGTATGTTGACGAGTCGACTGACCCTGCGGATGTCCGCAGGACCCGAGCCATCAATAAGTGGCTCGCGACAGAACGTGAAAACGAAGCCACAAATGAGCGGCTTTTAACCACACGTGACGGCTTCCAAATATTGCCGCACGTGAAGTTCGCTTACTTCGTTCAGCGTTGTCGCAACATCATCAGTGACATCATCGGTGATGTTGTGCCTGAGGACGCCCTTATTGGATCGTTCTCAGGCGGTGCGTCGACTAGCAGACCGCGTACTTCCAGCCACCCGGCCGGGAAGTACCTCGGGCAAGCAGACGTCACTGGCCCTGCCTATGAAGTCTTCGAGGATCTCCTTGACGACATCCCTGGTTGGGACATCGTAGCGACCAACACGGTTTTCCGTGTTGTTCCTGGTAACGTTTTGTTTACCGTTCCCAAGAAAACGGATATTGACCGTTGTGCTTGTAAAGAGCCCGACATCAATATGTGGCTCCAGAAGGGACTAGGCGCTCACATTCGTAAGTGCCTGGCACGAACTGGTATAAACCTGAACGATCAGTCGATAAACCGGTCGCTCGCTCGGAAAGGGTCCTTTGATGGCTCTCTCGCAACGCTTGATTTATCAAGTGCTAGCGATAGTGTCTCCAGAGAACTCGTAGCTCTTTTGCTACCCGAGAACTGGTTCACTCTCCTTGACTCTGTTAGGAGTCATGTCACTATCATTGATGGTGAGGAGCACCGTAACGAGATGTTCTCGTCAATGGGGAATGGTTTCACGTTTGAGCTGGAGAGTCTTCTCTTCTATGCTCTTGCGCGGGCCACTTCCTATTGCCTGAACATTCCGGGCAGAGTTTCCGTTTACGGGGATGATATTATTGTCCCCACGGCCCTCGCCGAGCCCTTAGTTTGGGTCTTATCATACTTTGGTTTCTCGACTAACGAAGAGAAATCATTTGTGACTGGCCCATTCCGAGAGTCCTGCGGTGGTCATTACTTAGACGGAAATGATGTAACTCCTTTCTACGTGAAGGCTCCGCTCAAAACCGTTGCTGATATCATCGACGTCGCCAACAAGCTTCGCCGATGGGCTCAGATACCGGGATTGAGTGTTCTTGACCCAACAGTTGAGGCCATATGGCTTTGGCTGAAGAGTCTAGTTCCTTCACGTCTTTGGGGTGGTGGTGACCTTGCTTTTAAGTATCAGCTCGTGTCTTACGACACGTCCTCCCACCGTTTGGTGGAAGATACGAAAAGCGTATCCACCCATGAGGGTGGCTACTTCCACTGGCTTAATGCCACATGGGATCGTACGGAACTTAGAGAAGGTGTATCAACATCTTCTAGGACCAAATCGGTCACGGAGCAATACCGTATCCGACCTGTCCGTATGACATCGGTACCTCAGTTACCACACCTATTTCTTCACGAGATAGGCGTGATGCCGAGTATCTTGGGGGGTGACCCCCTCGAAATCCTTTAACAAGGTGGGCGCCAGGTCTAACAGCCTGGCTTCAAGGGA